TCTTGAAAACCAAGAACAAGCCATCCGCGCCCAACACCTGACCGAAGACATGTCTTCGAACAACTTGGGCATGCCTACAAGCTTCACCAACACCGGTGCAGTTTCTGGCTATGATCCTGTTCTAATCAGCCTCGTTCGTCGTTCCATGCCAAACCTCATGGCCTACGACATCTGCGGCGTTCAACCAATGACAGCCCCAACCGGCCTCATCTTCGCAATGCGTGCCAACTACGGTGGTAGCACCTATGGAAACACCACGTTCTACCGCGAAGCTATGTTCCAAGAAGCTCAACCACAATACGGTGGCTCTGGATATACATTGGCTGCTGCCGACCGTGGTCAATCTGGATTCTACGGTCTCTGCGGTTCTTGCGGTGGTACGGGAAACAACCCATTCAATCTCCGTAATTCTGCTGCAACCTTCAGCGCATTCCGTGGATTGCTAACAAGCCAAGGTGAAGCTCTTGGTACCCCCACAGCTTTCAACCAAATGGCCTTCTCCATCGACCGCGTTGCCGTTCAAGCTCGTACACGCGCTCTGTCCAGCAACTACACAGTCGAATTGGCTCAAGACCTCAAGGCCGTCCACGGTCTCGATGCCGAAGCCGAACTCGCAAACTTGCTCAGCACAGAAATTCTTGCTGAAATCAACCGCGAGATCGTCAAGACAATTTACTGGGTCGCTCGCAACGGTTCTCAGCAAAATGATTTGGTCACTAGAGGTGAATATGACCTTGATCAAGATTCAGATGGTCGTTGGTCAGCTGAACGCTTCCGTGGTCTTTGCTTCCAAATCGAGCGTGAATGCAATGCAATCGCCAAGGAAACACGTCGTGGTAAGGGCAACTTTGTAATCTGCGATAGTGATACCGCAGCAGCCCTTGCAATGTCTGGTTTCATGAGCCTCAGCCCAGCAATCGCCCCACAACTTAACGTCGATGATACACAAAGCACATTTGCTGGTATCCTACACGGTAAGATCAAGGTCTACATTGATCCTTACAGCCCAGCCGGCGTAAACTTCTTTGTAACCGGTTATAAGGGCGAATCGCCATATGATTCAGGCTTGTTCTACTGCCCATACGTTCCTCTGCAAATGGTACGTGCAGTTGATCCAAATACCTTCCAGCCTCGCATTGCGTTCAAGACCCGTTATGGTGTCGTAGCCAACCCCTACGTCCTAAACGGAACAACCTTGCAACCAGACGGCGAAACCTTGAGCAAGGGATTGAATCAATACTACAGATTCTCTGTAATCAAGCACCTCCACGGCAACACCATCTAATAGGTGACCGTGTGTAAGACACACGAAAGCCTCCCGAGAAATCGGGAGGTTTTTCTTTTACCATAAATATTTTTATGCCAATCTGTTCAAACTCCATAAATCCCCTGTACAACAATTATTTTAGACTTGTGTTTTCACGGGGAACAAGACAGCTTGAATTAATGTGCCAAAAGGTCAGCCTTCCTGGTATTGCTGTAGGAGAGGCAACCCAACCAACTGCACTCGGAACAACCATTCCCTATGCAACCACTGCAACCACATTTGATCCTCTGAGAATAGAATTTATAGTTGATTCTGATCTTACTAACTGGAAAAGCCTTTATTCCTGGATACGCAACATAACAAACATAGAAAATGACACGGACCATAACATTCTCTATCAAAGTTGGCATATAAAAGCAAACTTAGAAATTTTAGATCCATTAAATTGCAACAATGTAAATTTAAAATTTACTTTTCATAATGTAATACCCATAAATTTGGGTGGAATAAATTTTCAAACTGACAATGTTGACGTAAATATAGTAAAATCCACGGCAGCATTCAAATATTCTTATTACACGATGGATCCAGATGCCCCATCAAATTTGCTGGAAGAACTTTAATTCAGATATTCGCTGGGGTCGTCTGGCCAGCTTTCTGGTTTTGCGGGGTCAGACTCTGGTTTATATGGCAAGGAAGACTTCTCAGGCTTCATTGAGCTGCGTTTCTTCTTCTTGGATGGCTTCGGAGACTCTTTTGGCTCAAGATCCTCTGTAATGTCATCCTGGGCAAAAAGTTCGCCTTCCTCTTCCTCGTCCATCATTATCTCAACACCCTCAAAACTATCAATTAAGTTATTTACAAAATTTACAAATTCGTCATTGTTGAACAAATCATTTAGAAGTTGAAGACCGTTTTCGGGTCCTTCGGGACTTCCTGGAATATTGCCTGTTATTGACTTTGGATCTTTCTGCATTGCAAGGAAAAACATTTCATACATCTTTTCCAATTCTATTGCAGGTTCACCTATGTAGACAATTACGGTCTTTGGCAAAGAAACCTCATGTGCCTTTAGGTTGAGAAGATAATTGGAAAGTTTTACGTATTCTATCATCTGGCCTGTTTCATCCCGTGATAGATAATTGTCCAGTCTTGCTGGCAATTTTATGTTTATTTTTTCTTGGGTGGCTTCATTAACAAAGCCAATGAGTTCTTCTCCAGAGGTGAGTTTAACAACTCTTAATACACCCGAGAAGCTGTTCTCAGGAAGTGAATCGGACATAAGCATGTCCTCCCTTCCTTACTATTTATCTTTTGAGCTTTGCCCGAACATCATTGAATGTATTTTGTGATCAAACTTTTCACGCTTGTATATCTTCAGGCGTTCTTCAAAGTGCTTGAAGACGTGGTTCTTGTGCGATTTCATAGTAAGGTCATCTACCACGTCATATACTTTCAGCGATTTTTTTCTTGCAGAAACGCGCAATCCACGACCAATGCTCTGGAGCAGCCGAATCACGGATTTAGTAGGTGACGCAAATATAATATTGTCAAGATTGACAATGTTAATGCCAGCACTGGTAGTGCCAAAACTTGCCACCAGTATTGCATCCGTTTCCTTGTCAACGACCTTTCGTATGTATTCTCTTGTTTCTGCTTCTGTCTTTCCAGAGATGAAATATACTTTTCTATCACCTGCTTCTGCTTCGATGATAGCCGTGAGGGGTCGTCCATGCAGTTCGACATAGTTGAAGAGTATGAGGGTGTTTCCCTTTGTCCGCAATGCGAGGTCTTTGATGAATTTGTTTCGTTCGTCATTGCTTACGATCCACTTTATCTCATCGGCATACTTCTGCTTTTTCAGCAGTTGCTTGTCCTCTTCCTTATATTTAAGAATTATGCAATCTATGTCTAGCTTTGCAAGCAATCCCTTTGTCATTAGGTTTTTGGTTTGTATAAACTGCACAGCAGGCCCTAGAATTCCTTCTATGCTCAGTCTGTGGGCCTGTGTCTGTTGGAGGGTTCCTGTAGTCCCGATTCTAAACCAAGCCTTGTGGAGCTTCTGTCCTATGAAGTTTATTGACTCTGCCTTCGCTTGATGACACTCATCAAAGAATATGGCGTCAAAGTCAGAAAACCATTCCTTTGGCAACTTGTAAATTGACTGCCACGTGGATATAACAATCTGCTTTTTAGTGTCCTTGTCTTGTCCAGCAGATATCTTGTGAATGTATTTTTTGCAAGACCACGACTTGTCCTGCCCGGAATAATCAAAAAAATCCGATTCCATCTGGTTGACCAAGCCAACCGTAGGAACCAGAATAAGAATCTTGCGGTCTGTAGGAAGTACCGTTTGAAGAAATCGAACCAATACGTATATAATGAGACTTTTTCCAGATCCTGTGGGAGAAATCACCACCGAACGATGATTGTTCAATGCATGCAAAATAGCCTGTTCCTGATGGTCGTGCATCTGGACGTCTTTTTTGCGAACTGTAACCTTCAAAGATTTGTAAAACTCCGAAAGTTTTTCCTTCGTAATGCATAAAGGGTTTTTGCTTTCTTTTATATTTAAGGAGTATTTTCTGTCTTCACAGAATTTTTGAAGATATGATTTCAATCCCCTCGGCAAAGTAGATGATAAAATGTCGTAAAGACGAATTTTACCATCCCAGAGCCTACGCTTGAACATAGGCATATATTGAGCACCAGGAACCATAAAGGAAAAATAATCCCTTAGTTCTTTTTTGAGTGCTTGTTCTGTTTTGATGTAGTAACGAACTTCATCAATAGATTCAACTTCAATATCCACATAATATTTATACTATGCCATTCATCATTTTTTGCCATTCAATGGCAGATTTTATCATGAAATTTCTATTGTTAAGGGATCTAATAAATTCCTCTACCATTTTTAATTTTATTTCGGTTACGGATAGCTTAGCTTTAAGTTCTATGACTTTTGGATCCGCTTCCACAAATTGCTCAACATCGCTTTTTAGCAGTGTTAATTCTGAGGGTTCCTCTCCCCAACTTTCAAGTTCCTCCCTAGACGCCTTGCCGGTATACCTTT